GGTACATTGAGCGGATTTTTCCGCACGCAACCCCAGCGAACGACGTAATACCGCTTCCGGTAGCGCGTCCGCCACCTGATTGCGGACCGCCCACCAGGATAATTCAGCCAGAGATAATTCCCGTTCCTGTGCACCACTTATTGCGTGACGTATGACGTCAATCATCCAGGCTGTCAGATTTTGTTGAGCAAGCTGCCCGAGTGATTCGGATGTCTGGTCGCGCAGCTGGTTGTCGCAGTGCCAGCACAACACCATTGCGCCGGTACCATAACGGTGAATGACGGTTTCGCTGTGATGATAATCGCCGTGTGGCCACTGGCAGGATTTAATATGGCGCAACAGCCAGTCAGACAATGCACCAGCACCACCAGCAGCACGAATCACCCGTGCGTTACTGAAAAACGGCAGCAATGTTTTGTCTTCCACTAGCGGCTGGCGAACGGCAGGAACAACCCCGGACGGCAGATTACGCATGCTTTTCGGTTCCGGCTCCACCAGTACCCGGGTATTGTGGAATACCGGCATGGATTCACGACCCGGCTTAACGATCACCAGCCCGAGTTCCGGTACCAGAACAGGTCGAAGTAATACCCGCACGTTACCTCCAGATGCGTTGCTGGAATGTGCGGGACGGACGCGGCGGGCGTTCGGAATAAAGGAGCCTGACGTAGATTATCCAGTGACGGTAGTCGAGGCTAAGGGCTTTCTTAAACTCATACCCACGTCTGCGGTAGTTATGAATCAGCCATTCGGCCTGTTCTTCAGTGCAGGGATCGTGCTGATACCAGTCATATTTGAATGTGTGAGAACACCGCCCTTGCCTGCTGGCAGGGGCGATATCAGAATTGTGATGTTTGGTATTGTGCGCCATCGGTTTTCTCTGCTGGCGCAGCAGGTGCCAGTTGTTCAAGCTGGCGTGCGGCAATATTGTCTCTGATTTCTGTTGTCGTCAACAGGCAACGTGCTATCATCGAATGGTGTTCTATCCTACTCCGTGAGGTTTACCATGCGTACAACCCAACAATTCAGCATTACATTAACTAACGAAATGGCTGACATGGTGCGCGCCCGTGTGGCTTCCGGTGCCTATGCTTCAGAAAGCGAGGTCATTCGTGAAGGGCTTCGCGCACTGAATGAGCGCGATAAAGCAATCGAAGCGTGGTTAACGCATTCAGCCGCCCCCTCTCTTGATTCTATCCGCGAAAATCCAAACAACGGACGCTCCATTTCACAGGTTCGCGCCGCGATTCGATCCGGGAAGTAATCTGCATGACATATGAAGTCATCATTACTCCTGAGGCCGAACAACAAATAATCAACCTGCACAGGTATATAACGGAGAAAGCAGGGAACGTCATTGCTGACAATTATGCCAATGCGCTTCTTGATTATCTTGATGGGTTTTCTACATTCCCGCATCGGGGCAATAAACGCGATGATATTCGCCAGGGGATGCGGGTAACTCATTTCCGCCACAGAACGATTATTGCTTTTGCCGTTGATAGCAGAAAAGTCTTTATTGTCGGTATCTATCATGGTGGGCAAAGTTATGAAACCGATTTCTTATAAACTTTTACCCACATCATTCCGGTGTTAGAATTAACCGTCCGCCCCCTCTCTTACTGGCGGATTCGTAGGCTATATAAATCAAAGATCCCGGCTCATGTTTATGTCGGGATCTTTTTTCGGCGATTTATCCCCAGCGGCAAATCGAATACACCACCAGCGCCACCGCCATCGCAATTCCTACCGTTGTGAATGCTTCAGGCCAGGTCATCGTAAAATATCCTCCACGCTTATCAGTCCGTTCCGCTCCAGATAACTCATCGCCTTATCCGGTAATTTGCAGTCTGGCTTCGCTTTCCTCAGTTGCCAGGTTAACTGCTTTACCAGCATGGTTAACTCATCGACCAGACGCTGATATCCCACTGGTTTGTATTCATGCAATTTACCGGCTGGCTCTGCTGCCAGCGATACCAGTGCGATTTCCAGAACAGCAATATCCATCTTATATGTGCGGATGATGTCATGGTCGATTGTGCCCGGTATGCACAGTCTCTGTGTTTCAATAGTCTCCTCTGCGTGAGCTATTAACTGCTCTCTGGTAAAAGTCGTCATGCCGTAGCCCCTTCTTGATATTTTTCAAACCAGAACACAACTGGGTCAGATTTCATTTCAACCAATCCCATACGAACCAGCGCTTTGCCTTTCCCGGACGCAAGGAATTCACGACGACCATCACTGATAATTCGCCGATAATCTTCCAGACTACTGCAATGCTTGTGCAGATTGCATGGGTGGCATGCCGGAACCATGTTGGATATATCGTCACGTTCCTGGTGAAGCATATTTCCATCAAAACGAATGACCGGTTTTACATGGTCTGCATGCCACTTTTCGCCAAGTTCGCAGCCGCAATAAGCACAGCGACCGCCGAACTTCATGCGCAGCTCTGCACGTTGTTTTTTCGTCAGTGCCATATCAGCTTTCCTTATACGGATTAATTTTATTGTGCAGTGTGCTGAACGACGCCCACACCACGTCGTTATACAATTCAATAACTGGCTCAATTATTTTCACGATAAACCAGACCAGTAATAGCGGGGGTATCGGTATCATCAACACGATAAATATAATGAGAAACAAAAATTCTGTCGCTCTACTTTTTCTCGGATATTCTTTTCTGAATAATGTAGTCATTTCTTACCGCCCTTTCAGGCGGCCTCCTGATGTTTTGAGGGTGCAGAAATCCCTCCGGTTAAGGATTAAATTTTTAACTAAATTTAATTATTCAGGCGCGATAAGCTGTTCCGCACAATCCAGCAATGCTTCTGTCGCTTCCTTAAGCGTTACTGTATCGCTATCATCCAGTCCTGCAACTTTTTCGTACCTGACAAACGCCGCGCAAAGCTCGTTAAACAACCCCGCCCGTACTTCAGCCAGGAAAGCGTCGGTGGCCGGAGTTTCAGGAATCCGTCTCCTCATCCGTTCTATTGCATGATTGAACCCGAAATCTTCAGCAAGAGATACGTCATCCATATTGTCATTGTCGTCCTCAATATCCCGTGGTTCTGGAATTGCAGACTTTATTACCGCATTCTCCGCCGCCAGCGCCACAAGATTAGCTTTCAGCTCTGCAATTCGTTTGTTTTGGGCTTCCCGTTCATCCAGTAGTGCCAGCGCAACATTTGGATTAAAAGCAGCAATAAATTCAGCGTTTGCATAAGCCTGAACATCTGTTTCAACCAGGCAGTTAACATGACATTCTGCAATTACGCCACCGGGCTCTCCTTTCCATTTTTGACAAACAAAAACTCCTGTTATATTCCCATGCTGATTGCCCGATGTATGCCCTACGATGTAGCATCCTTTAGTTGCTTTCTCTGCTGCTTCACGCAGCGCCTGATAGTCAATCTCGCTCATTCATCGCCCCACTCATCACAATATGCTTCGACCGGATTTTTTCCTGCTTCATAATCATCACGCCATGCTTCAGCATCAGCAGCACTGCCACCACGTAACTCTGCATATTCCATTAACAGTTCATGCCATTCTTCAAAACTGACGCTGTATTTAGTTGAACCAAAATCAGCCATTTTGTTCTTCCTCTTCGTCTTTTATTTCGTGATATGAATAATTGCAGTAGTTAAAGAAAATATCTTTTGCTTCGTCATGTATTTCATCAGGCGTCGCATCATCATCCACTTCGAATTCATCCTCGAAATCTCCACCGGCTATTCCCGTTTCAATAATTATTTTAAACTTTCGCATTTAACTACCGCCCTTTCGGGCGGCCTCCTGACATTAATCGTTGTGGTAACTCATGGCTTCATTTGCAACATCAACCGGATCAACCTCCCACCAGCAATAATTTGGTGCGTTTCCTTCAGGTGTCCACGGTTCTAATTCATTTTTTGCCGCATTCTCATCGCCAGTAATTTTAAAAATCTGCTCAGAGAATTTTCTTGCCCACTCGTTATATTTTTCCGCATTAATGGCTTTCTGTGTATTTAACATAAATATACCTCCAGTTCAGGATTAGATTTTATTTACAGCGCTAAATTTATTTATTCAGTTCTGGATTTTGTCGCCCTGCGTATCCGCGCTTTCGCGTTACGTTCAATCTGAATTAACTTTTCTATATTTTTCCGCCTTTCCTGTTCCTCCTGGCGCAATAGCCTTACATCATCTGCCAGTCTGGTTTCTCTTTTCGCCACAGAGAGCATCCAGTCAAACGGCTCCACAACCGCACCGCAGATTTTACAGCGGACCTGGCGCTCTTTTTCGTCAACCCGAACAGAGGCGTGATGACAATATGGTCTTTCCGATGGCTCATAAAGAAAATTAACCTGATTACGAGGGTCATCCTCTTTTACCGGAAATAAAACGATATTGCTTAACTCATCCTCTGGTTTTATTTCCATGCTCCTCTCCTTTGATGCGAATGCCAGCGACGCGTAATGCGTGTTCTAGGTCAATCAGGTAAAGCCAACTGCCATTTTCTTTAGGTATCATGACATGTCGCTCATCTGCATTTATCGGGTGTCCATATCGAAGGTCGTAGCGAGTCGGTAATTGAACTTCCCGCGCATCCAGTTCAGCAATACGCTTGCTCCCATCAGAGATAACGCCTTCGTAATACTCACGCTGCTCGTTGAGTTGTGATTTTGCTTCTTCCAGTCCATCCAGCAAACCAGCGATAATATCCGCTTCCCGATGACGGATATGACGCTTAAACGCAGCAAGAGCCGCATCACAATCCCGTTCAGCATTTGGGCTGTCCGGGGTAGCCTGATACCACGCCAGCGTCGACTGATAGTTTTGTGCTGCCTCACGAAGCGCCTCATAGTTAACCTCTCTCATCGAGCCACCTCCTGATAAATCACCGCATGCCCCAGTTTCTCCGCCAGTGCCAGCTCTGCCTTAGCGCCCGCTGACCGCTGCCAGCCATTCAGCATGTAAATCGCATCCACACAACGAATCATTGCCATGCAAATATCCATGTAGTGCGGCTGTGTCAGCCCGTCCGGAAGTACTGCCGGAGTTAAGACGGTATGCCCTTCCCGTTTCAGTTCCTCTTCCGCCTTGTGAAACGCCTCACGGTTGAAATTTTCATATCCCGTCATTGGACCGGCAATATAAACTCTCACCCTCACTCCATCACCTCCTGAAAGTTTCCCCGATAGAACGCCAGCACACGCTGCATAACTTCGCTCTGGCGGCACTCACGACAAATTATGTTCTGCCGTCTGTTGTAACGACGTATTTCTCCGTCAGGTAACTTTCGAATCAGTGTCGGGTCAGCAGCCTTCTCCGGTGTCTTACGCCATACGCGATACGCCTGCTCTGATGGAAATACCCCGCAACCAGAGAGCCAGACATCACCACTGGCCGCAAGCGCACCAGATAAACGACGAATAGCGGTCTTACTGACACCCGTTTTATCTGCCAGTTGTCGAAAAGTTTCTCGTCCGCTCAGGCGCACGAATTCCACAATGCGCGCCTTCACTTCTTCCCGCTCTTCTGGTGTAAATTCTTTTGCCATAAGCGCCTCCGGCAATCACTTTTCCGATACAACACGGCGGGAAGAATCAGTAATCTGTCGAACAATATCCCGGTGCTTGTTCAGCTCCCGCAGCGCGGCGCAGACTCGCTCCCACTTCTGAACCTGACCTTTTGCCCGGCGCAGCTCGCGGTTAGCCACATGCAGCGATGGTAAAATCAGACCATCCGGATGTTTTCTGGTGAACGACGGCTGTGACTGCACTGTGACCGCCACACTTTCCGTTTTTATTTCTTCCTGTGTTTCTGCTTCCCGAACTGGTAACGCAACACCTGCTGGCTGAGGAAAGGCTTTACCATCGGTTTCCGCTACGGATGCAGCTTCCGGCTCTGCCGGTAAATCAGCGCCCGGTATGCAGTAACGAAATTTACCGCCCTGATTCACGCGAATCAGACGCCCTTTGCTGATTACCATGGCCAGCGATGAATTCGCCCGGCGGGAGGTAATCCCGAACATCAGTGCCAGCTCATCCGCCGTTTGTGGGCCATGTTGTTCAATCGCCTCAGTCAGCATTTGCGCTGTCACTTTCGGTACCGGTGACACCGGTTCACTTTCACCAGCCTGAATCAGCCACCACATCGACCCCTTGTTATCCGCTTCACCGCGGCGCTTCAGTTTCCACAGTTCGTTGACCGCATCTTCACGGCTGATTCCAAGGCGGGCCGCCACTACCTGTGAAGAGGCTCTTTTCAGTGCTTTCAGTGCGTCAAATACGGTTTCCATTAAAATTTCCTCCGACAAAATCGTTTCTCAGATTCAAATAAAACCAGCTGCCTTCCGGCGTTCGTATTCCTGTTTCAGCCGCTCAATTGGCGTTGGCCCTTGCGGGTGTTTCGCCCCTTCCAGTTGTCGTCGCACTGGCGGAACACTCATCCCGTTACCAACATGCTTTGCCCATTTCGTCAGTTGCCGTTCTGCAAGTAGTTTTAACTCACCCTGCGTCATCTGGCGCTCAATCCCTCTGGTACGCATTTCGAGGCAGATGTGGTACAGCACAGGCTGTGGCCACGGGTATTTATCACTCCCGTCGTATCGCCAGGATTCATTGCGCCAGCGCCGGTACTCTTCCATCACGGCATCCACCGTAAGACCAAATGGATTTGCCCCACTCTCCGAAATCAGCGCAACAAACTCAGCCAGGTCCGGGGGCCACGTTTCACCCGCCCGGCAGCGGTCCATGCACTGACGGCAGACCAGACGGATTTGCTGTTCAGTCATCGCACCAATCTGGGCAATCCAGAGCTTCGAAGGTGCGGCCCCGTTCTTCTGAGTCCAGCGGTTCGAATACACCTCCCCCATAAGCTCCCACAGCTTCCAGGCCGTTTCCGTTGCTGATAAATCCGTTTTCACGTTCCCACTGTTCGCGTGCTGCCCGGATTTCCTGAACTGCCCGTGATGCCGTGCCACCTGATGCTGCATGGCTTACCCCCTTGCTGACTGGTTTTACCTGTGCCCTGACGTGCTGCACGTGGCGGGCAAATTTCTGCTCCCACTGAACCTGCGTGAAAACCTTCCCCTCCGCCATCCAGTAATCCCGGAATGCGGCAAGCTCAGCAGGTGTAAATTCCGGCTCAGGCAGAGCCATACCCCACACTGCTGCCCGTTGTCGAAAATCCGGCGACGGCTGCCAGACAGTAGTCATCGAAAATTTCCCGATCGGTTCGCTCAGGCCGTCCAGGTATTCAGGTTCGGCTGTCTGCAACGGCGCACCATGCGACTCACTGGTCGGAATACTCTCGCGTTCACGCACGTTATGTGTGGGGTTTAATTCTTTTAGATCTGTATCTTTATTAGTTGCTTTTGTGTTTGCGTCATGTTCAAACACAACACCAACATTTGTTTGAACACCTGTTAAATCTCTCTCTTGTTTTGTTTGAACATATGCTTCCTTTCTGCTTCTTCTGGCCTGAACAGATGCTTTTCCGGCGGCTGATTTTTTGGTCAATTTTTCCCTGACTGATGCCAGATCTTCCTCAATCCGAAGATGCACCCATTCATCGCTGTTATCGCAAAAAAACTCCCGCAAGGATGGTTCCACATCAGCCCATCGCTCGTTAGTCAGACGGGAAATTTTTGCCAGCCTGTTTTTAGGTATTGGTTTCCCTGTTTGCCAGTAATTGAACATCAGCAACAAATACGCACCGTGCTCCTCTGCGGACAAATGCATGGTGTCAGCCAGGTAATCAGCTATGTACAGTTGCATGTATGGTAATGCGGCCATAATTGCCTCATCTTGTGACGAACCATCCTCTGGTGATATTCTGTGATTCCCCAATCAACAGAATCAGCAGGGGTCTGGCATAAATATCAATGCACCACAACAGACTCGCCGGATGACCCGCCGTCGCTGAAATACGCTTTCCGGTAAACTGCCTGGACTGCATCATCATGCGCATCAATTGCCGTGCTCAACGCTTCCTGGGCCGCCAGTAATGCACGGCGCTCAACAGTGTCAAAAATACTGAGGTGATAACGCAGTTCACGCGGAAGAACAGTCAGGATAGCTGGAATTAGTGCCTGAATTTTTTCAACAGCATCAGGCGTATCCTTTTCAAGCCAGCGAAAAATATTTTGTATGTTCAATCCAATACCCTCTGTCGTAGAGGTGTCATGCATTGGTGGATAAGTCATTTCAAGCTCAAAATATGCTGTCGCTATATCATCAGCGATTTTTTTGCGCCCTACCCTCGGATAAAGCAGCCACGCATTCATCGCCATGCGGATGTGCTCATGCTTGATTTTCATGAATCAACTCCCGC